CAGTGATGACGGGAGTATCCCCCTTATTTCCTTTGAAGCACTTGCCGAAAGCAATGGTGAACTGCTCCGAGGAACTGTCGGACACATCGTCTATCTCCAGAGACCTGTTGGAGAATGTAACCTCAAAGGAAAGGTCTATTGGAGATGACGAGCTGTCGGCAACCGCAAGGCTGCTGTTAGCGAACTCTACGTTAAAGGAAAGGTCGCTCATTTGTAGATTACTTTTATGATGTCTTCGTTGCTGACTATCTTGTCTCCGTTCTGCGTCTTTGCCACGAACCGGAAGATGACGCTGCCGAGCAGGTCGCTGGTGTCTATGGCGCAGATGTACTTGCTTGTTTGTGCATCAACCGTCATAGGCACTTCGCGTATCAGGGACTGCGTTTTTGACAAGATTTGACAAACCACGGTGTATGCCGTAGTTACCACATTGTTGTCCTTTAGTGTCCCTGCAAGGGCAAGGTTCTCGCCCTGAAATATCTTGTTTGCCATATATTTTATCCTATAAAAAACGGAGGGCAAGTATGGCAGGCGGTTTCAACCGGGAAATCCGTATACCCTGCCCTCCTTATTATTTTACATTCGGTTCACAATGTGAATTTTATATTCCCATATAGTCGTACTCCCTGATGGGACGGACGGACTGTCCATATACTGCATAGGCATCATCTTTGACATATACGCCACTTATGTTAGTGCGTAATTGTCTTTGGTATACGGCATCTGTAGTTGCTGATGTCCAGTAGTTCGAATTTACGCCGGTAAACAATATCGATACATTCCAGTAGGCTATACCGCCTGATGCGTTGAAATGATGCCCAACAACATCGGCTGCGTTAGCCTTGAATTTCCAGCCGTTTTCGTGACCGCCTATTATGTTAAATTCCGCGACATTAGTCGAGTTGTCGCCAGTTGTGGTGAACCCCGTAAAAGTATTGCCGACAGGCAGCGTAAATCCGGCAGGGCAGGGGTCATAGACCGTCTTAACCACGCTTGCGAGGTTGTCATATGCCCCCATTGAATTTGCATTTGCATCCCAAAAATTACAAAATGTGTTAAGTGTATTCCACTTATTATACGTATTTTCGTAAAGCGTGAAATAGTTGAAAGGCTTTTGAATTGAGAAATTTACCTCCTTACCCATCTCATTTCCCCACGTTCTCACTCCGTAGAGTGTGTGGAATGCCGAAGCGTTGTAACTCGCTGGCGGGCACATAGGGTCTTTGCGTCCCCACTGATAGTACCAGTTCTTGATGTGTGCCTTGCTGCTATCGTCCCACTTGCTCGCAAGGTTGACGGGCAATATGTCGTAATTGTACCCTGTGTGGTTGGTCAGCCTCACGGTTGCAAGGGAGTCTCCCCACACCCAGATATGCCACGACCACATAATGTTTCCGTTGTTGTCTTTTATAGCGAGGATGCCGTTGGCTCCCACCGCAGGGACGCTCGCCACCTTAAAGCAAAGGAACTTCTCCCCGCCAATGGTAGCAAGGGACACATTAGTGAAGATGTTGTTTTCGTCTGCGAGGGAGAGTTCCGCCGATGCAGCCGATGTGAGCGTGTCGGTCTCGATGTTCGGAGCGGTGATTTGCCGACCTTTATAGTTGACAAATGCGGCCTGATATGTCCCACCGCCATTGGTGTAGGCGGCTGCATTGGTCACTCCGTTTTTGACTGCGCTACCGTAGATAAGCGGTATGCGGTAGTCTCCGGGGCGTGACACTACATAGCAGTTGGCGGTGCGTCTGCCACCTGACCATCGCCGACCATAGATGTCGACCATAGAGAGGTCACCCGACACATCGCTCAAGCCAAGTATCGCTCTACGCCTTAATTGTAGTGCGTCCATAGGCTAAATGGTTATGGAGAAGTCGCACTGCGGAGTCTTTGCGAACTCTGCGGCATAGTCGTACTCCTGCACCTTCTTGATGGTAGTGAGTGCTTCCACTGCCTTGATGCAGGACTCGCAGCAAGCAGTCTGCTGCCAAGCGTAGATGTCCAAATCATCTATGGCAGAAAGTACGGTGTCCACAGGTATGTTGTAGCCGAGGAAAGGTATGACCGTCATACCCTTGCGCTTTGCAGCTTCAACCGTCTGCCGATAGTTCCCGCGCTGGGTAGGTGTGAGCCATCCCATAGCGACACCGTTGATGGAGAAGTTGTTGACGGCTTCGGAATCGTTGTAGGTGTTGATTTCGCTAATCTTCGCTTGCTTTGCAGCCGCCAATTTCTCGGCAGGTGTGGGAGCAGGTTCGACATATTTTGTCCATCCCGCAGCAAGGATGAGGTCTTCGGAAGGACGCCAAATTTGGCATCCGTTGTATTCGAGAGGGTCAGAGTACCATACGCGCTGACCTGCTATGTCTTTGTAGTATTGTGCCATATTAGTTCGTGTATTCGGTTGATGCGCCCTGGAAGTTGGTGTTGCCGATTGCAAGGTCGATGCATATCTCGGTGGTCTTACCCGCTGTGAAAGCAGGTGCCGATGAGTTCGCCCAAGCGACAGTACCGCCCGATGTAGAGCTGTCCCAAGCGAGGGTGACGGTAGTTCCGGCAGGTACTTTGACTTTCGCTGACCAGACATTTTCCTTTGTCAGCTCGATGCCTGTCTTGTTTGCTGCGAGTGTGAGAGTGACTGCGGATGCTGCCCCTGTAAGGTCAATGGTGTACATCTTGTTGACCGCCATAGTGAGCGACACTGCGGATGCTCCAGCCGCTACGGAGACTGCCTCCCTTTCGGTAATCTTGTAGCCACTTGCCTTTAGATTTCCGCTCGAATCTAAACTTACAAGCTCATCGGTGTGGCCGGGCATGGGTGTGATACCGCCACCCCCTCTGCGTTTGTATATCGTACTCATAGGCTACTGGAAATAAACGTCGCCTACGTTTCCGACAAGGCGATAGGTGTTGTTAGAAGAAAGCTCGATGTCAAGGCAATTGCCGGCGGCTACCTGTCCGTTCCCGCCTTCGGGATCGTAAACCTGCCAGTCGCTTTCATCGATTACGCTGCCCTGAATGTACCCGGGGAAATGCTTGAGAGTGTATCCGGTCGCGGATGCTCCAATTGTGATAAGGCGCTTTCCGGGCTGGAAAGGCTCGTCATTGTGAATTACTTTCGGTTTAACCATAATTGTAAAATTTTATAAAGGTTTATGTAAGATTTGCAATGTATTTCCGTATATTGTTGTAGGTCTCTTCGGTCACTATCTTTCCCTCCCCATTGAGCTCATCAACCGTCTTCTCGAAGAAGTCCCTCCACTTCTCTTCCGCCATGTACAGCGACATCAATTTGTCAACCACCTCTTTCTTTGTCATGGCTCAACGGTTATCCATATCTCCTCGCCGCGCTTGTATGCCGGTATGAAGTATTCGTCCATTATGGTATAGAAGGCAGAAAGCGAGTTAATGACCTTTCCTTTCTCCTTGTTGAATCCCGGAAGTATGCAGCCAAGGGTCTCGTTCGGGGTGTTCCCAGGATGCAACAAAACCCCATCAAATCCGGTGACATTCAGCAAGCGTGGCACTTTTCCTTTATATTTCTTTGCCCATTCACGATGCGCGAACTTGGGAGAATATGTGTTCATATCTATACGATATCTTCCGTAGGGTATGGCGGTTTCGCCATAAACCTTAATGCGCTTTACCTGTGACTCCACCATATCGGAAGAAATATACCTGTCCTTATCCTCAAGGCAGTCGCATATCTTCTTTGCGTCTATGATGAAATCACCTATGGTGTATGCGTTTCCTTTATACCTTCGCTTTACCTTTGCTTCCATTTGATTTCTTCTTCGGTTTCTTTTCGACCACATTCTCAAGCTGGTCAAGATTGTGCCTTTCGCCTACGGTGTGCAGGATACCCTTCAGGCTGATTGTGTAACCATGCGGCTCAAGCCAGTTGCTTATGCAGGATGTTCCTTCTATGAGGAAAACGAGCGACATTCCGATTCTTCCAATCCACTCCGTCTCATACCTTTCATTAAGCGTTACGCATACGATTATCCATGCGAGATAGCATACCGTCTTGTTGATGGTTCGCCTCATTGCTCCGCTTATCCGGACTTCTTGTTCCCTATGCTTGGCGGCATTGATGCCGGAAATAAGGTCGGCAATTATTATGAAGCAACACGGAATGAACCAATAAAGCGCCTCTATTGCGACATCCTGAACATAGGCTATCAATGCGCCGCCTATCAATGAATGAGTGAATACTACTAACGGATTATTCAAGAATGCAAATAGGGCTTTCATCGGTTCGGGAGAGTTAGTTAAGACACCATTTCAGGGCCTTCAGGTATGTCGGCCCACTTACCAATACTGCCGCTGTGATAGGTATTGCCCAAAAAGAGTATCCTGCCACTATCGGCATCGCAATGCCTGTTACAAGTGCTGCTGCCCAGCCAAAGATGAGCAAGAACATATAGAAAACCTTTGCGGGCTTGCTCGTAAAAATCTGGCGAAGAAAATCAATCATAATCTTTCTTTTTCGCCAAAGTTAAGTACGATACTACAATTATCTGCAATAATTATTGCAGTCGCCTATACTCTCTCGCCAAAACAATATCTCGCTTAAACGCCTCTATTTCCCAGGGGCGCTTGCCATAGGTAATGCTTGCGCTCACTTCCTTGCCTTCCCACTCAAAATATCTGTTATGATAGTCGCATACGAACCGTTCGCTCTCCATCTGGGAGATGTGGATAAACTCGTGACAGATCACAAGGATGGCGCTCTGCCGGTCAAGGTTAGTCCGCACCACAACATTGTAACAATGTGGCACTGTTGCCACCTTTTCCGTAAGAGCGAGAAGCTCAATATCGTCCGCTCCTGCGCGGTCAAGCAGGGCGTTGTTGTTAATTATATTCAGTGTGAGCTCATCGGCGGAAATGAGGCACTTCTGCCCCAAGAAGGAGCAGAGATGCGACAAGTCCAGACCTTTGACCGAGATGTTGGTATTCAGTTTCATTTCCTAATCCTTAGAATGAGTGAATGTCTTGCTGCCATAGTAGTATCCGAGCGCACGAACTGCGCAAGTGGCGGTCTGGGTGCTGCCGGAATTGGCGGCAGTAGCATAGATGCATCCCTCCCACATCTTGCTCGTTGAGTTGTATGTCATTGCGTGCGAGGTTCCCCAATCTGCGCCACCTATGCCACTACACAAAAGGAAGTGGCCGGAGGTGGTCTGAGATTCTATCTCCAATGTCGGGGCGGACCATCCAGTGATACTCGACTGCGGTGTATAGACTATCCAGTTTGCGTTGTCCCAGCTATACTTGACATCGGCCTCTATGACACCCACGTTGCCGCTGGTCTTGCCATAGCGGTTCGCCCTGATGCTCGAAGGCGAGAACTGACCGACACTGATATTCCTGTAAGGCACAAATCCGCTTGCCTTCTGCGTGACGGATATAGTGATAGTTCTGCCGCTTCCGTTTTGGCCGAGTACGATGGTGCCGCTCCTGTCAGAGGAGCCATTTGTTGAGCAGGTAAACTCAACGTAGGCACTCTGCACACCGGAGTGTACGGTGTATCCGCTGACCCAACCGATGGCATGACTGACCGAAATAGGCACCCATGTATCGTCCTGGGATGAGATGAACTCGATGCGGAATGATGTGTCGTTGGGACCGAGAAAGAACGGCGTAGGAGATACGAGCTCGAAAACATACGCGCCGCGTTGCACGAGGATGAAGGATGCGGATGCGCTGCCGTTGCGGACGGTGATGCCTGCGTTGCGGCTTGCACCGGTATTGGCGGCGGCAGTATAGGCAACCTTCGTATTGCTCTCCTTGACTGCGCTGAGCCAGCTCTCGGCAGGAGTGTCCACCGTCCATCCGGTCTTATTGGCGGTAACTGTAAAGCGGTCCGTGCCGCCATCGTAGTCGATGGATGCCGTGAGCGGTGACACGCTGATGGTAGGCTCGACATAGATGCCCTCATGAGTAAATGTGCAGGTCTGCTCGGCATCGCTGTATGTTAGTATCGGGTAGACCGTGATGTCGTTCTCGTCAGTGACTGCGGATTTCGCGTAGAGCCACATGCTGCCATCATATGTCCCGCTGTATATCACATTGGCACTCGTGCCGAGGTCTGCGCCGTTGTTGTCGCAAAGTCCCCAATGTCCCGATGCCCCGGAAGGCAGGGATACCACAGGAACAGGTACGGTCCCCGAACCGGTGTAATTGGTCCATGCGCCATCGTTGATACGATACTGCACGTTGACGGTCATACGCACCTTGTTGTTGGTGCCAAAGGTCGCGCCCGGCATGCTCGCATATTCAAGCGAGAAGCCGGCGATGCGGTAGTAGTATGTCGGTGCAACGTATGCCTGTTGCGTGACATCGAGTCTGGCGTAAATGGTGTCATAGTATGCCCGTGCCGAGCCTACTCTTGTCGATGTACTGAGATTGGCGGACACGTTGAGGTAGTCATCGTTGGCTCCCGATGTCGTCATCCAGCTTTGGTTAGGCGATATCCTTGTTGCGGTCACGCTCCTGGTGGCCGCGGTGTGTGTACTGCTCATGCCGGAAGTATAAAGGTAATACCATTCATAGCTTAGCGTGCCATATACATAGCCGCCAGTGCCGGTGTAAGGAACATCCGTCCACGCTTCCCAACTGACCCCGGTATTATCCTCGGTGTATGTCCTTGAATTAGCTCCGAGGGAGATTGTCAAATCCTCTGTAAATGTTTGCGCCCCCACGGCATATGTCCCCCTAATCGGGATGCTCGTAGCAGACTTTATAGTAGCTCCGTATGTTGCCTTATTCCATTTAATGGATGTCCCGGAAATTGTAATTCTGTTGCTCGATTGATAATTTACTGGGGTAAGCGTAACATCGGTGCGGCTATACTCTATGCCATCATGGTAGGTTATAAGTATGCCGGTAATATGTGCGGCATAATTATCGGCATCGGGGTGCAAGTAATTCAAATTACCATAATCCACCGAAACGGACACCAGTGCATAGGTTACGGTTACGGTATCCGGCCATACCTTTCCGGCGGCAGTCTTTACCTCCGTTGCCTCATAGACGGTGTTATCCTTTTTATAGCGGATACCAATAACCTCGTAGACCTTATTTCCACTGATAAACCTCATGACCCTAATTAGAAACTTCCTGAACCTTGAAATAAATCCTTCCATCTTCCAAAGTGCTTGGGTAGTCCCCGACAAAAGACATAGTATTCGGGCCAGCATTGTCAACCTTGACATTTTCCGACGATTTCGGGATTTCGTATCCTTCTGCTATCGTAACCTGCGTAGTCCCCTGCTTGCTCATTGCATTTTCGTTCACAAGGAAACTCTCCGGCATGGAAAGAAGCTGGGATGTACTCTGCTGCCCGCTATCTCCACCACCGGTATTTATGGATGTTAGAGATGCCTCAATACTCTTGACAAAAGATTGCTTCTTTCTCTCTCGAAGAGTTACCTTATATGTCGGAATATTGGATTCATCCTCGGCTATCGTGAGGGTATCTATTATCACATATTCAGTACCACCAATAACTTCATTATCAGTAATATACATATATTTACCTTCACGAATGATATAGGTCTCGTTATTGGGATGCGAAGCAAGGTTTTCGGCCACGAACTTAGCATCTATTGTCGGTTCATAGAATGGCTCAATCTGGCTGTACCTCGCAAGGTAGGCCTGCGCCTTGGTCAGGAGTTTCTGCGAAGCCATTGACACATATTCATCGGGCATTGCGAGGTCAAGAAGCACAAACCTGTCTCCCGAAGCAACGGGATAACTGGTGTTCGGATACCTCATACTGACGGAAGAATCATCCGTGCGGTACAGGGTGAGATTCCACCTATCATTGGAAGAATCATAGACCGCATTCTTGACGGAGAAAGTTCTTCCTACACAACCGCCGGAAAGCATTGCTATCGTAGGATTTCCGTTACCGGATAGAGCAGCACGGGACATCATATCAAAGCCAACCTGACGGATTACCGCACTGAATGTCTGGGTAAGAATACGGCTCATCTTCCAAACGATAGAGCCGGCATTGCGGGTGGTAGTCACCGTAACCGCGGATGCAAGAGTGTTATAGAAAATCGAGTACCCAATAGATATGGACACATTACCCGTAACTAATTTACTTGCAGTGCCAAATGATAGATTACCTAATGTTCCAATGTAAGTATTTCCATTCTGCTGAACCGCAATGCTCCCAGTCCCTATGACCTCCCCTGCCATTGTTACGGTATATTTCATGGTTACCTTCGAAGGCGAGCCGGGACAAGTTAGGGTAACTCCGGCATTGGGAGATATATCTATTCTTCCACTATTAGTGAAAGTGTGAGATTTTATGGCTATTGACGAAATAAGCATTGCTCCGTGGCTGGCCGCAGGGAGCGTTGTCGTTGTCGAAGATGCCGTAACCATATCCGTCCCCTCTTCTATGTACTTATCCCCATCATCCGCTATTACTCCGTCATCGGCAGGAGCCGTTACGGACACAAATTCGTCCAGACGCTCCGTTCCGGCATACTTTGCCGTACTTGGGTAGTAATTCGGAGATCCGGTGGCAGTGCTTGATTTTGCCGCACGGAGGTTAGCAATGGTTGTCTCCTTGATTGAAGGATAAATTTCCTCCTCACTGTTCCCGTCAAAATAAACGGTCTTCGGCACTATGCCAAACACCGCCTGCTGGGCGGCATTGTCAAGAAACGCCTTACTCGCATCGTATAATCCCGAGGTCTGCCCCCAGCTTGAAAGAGGCAGCATAAGATTCGGGATATATACATTAGCACTCTGATAAATGTTATTGTCGTTGGAGTCCTTGAGATTATTGTAATACCTCGTTATGATGTTCCTGTTGGAGCCATAGGCATAGAGTCTTGTGCAGAACTCGCTCACATTGCTTTGAGTCCGCTTTAGGGACAAAAGTCCATTGCCCTTTCCGTACCGGTACTGATTCGTAGTATTGGCGGCACTCCGAACATTGGCTCCGCCTATGGTAATGGTATGAACCCCGTTGACTACGGAGAAAGTCCACCCCAAATCGGGCCATACTTCGTATATCTTATCCAGCGCATCAAGGCATGTTCCGCCCTGCAAAGTAAACTCCCTTGCCTCCGTTTCATCAAATCCGGATAATCCCGACTGCACCGCAACACTCCATACACCGCTCCCGAAAAGGCTTGTCAGGTTCTGCTGAATTCTGCCCGCAATGCCTGCCACATTCTCGTATGTGCTTACCGAATTGAGGGTACTGAAATAGTACGCAGATTCCTTATAAACCAAATCACGGAAAGGGCATATCTCCAAGTCTCTCGTCCTCGCATAGAACTTGACGGAAGAATAGACAAAAGCCTCTCCGCTCATTGCGGATGTAGCCTTCTTTGTCGGCTGCGGAATATCGTAAAGGTAGTATGTATATCCGCTTCGGCCGTACTCGATATAATCCCCCTTGTGCCAGTTTATAAGAGTCGGGGACTTTATCTCGCGGAACTCCAGATATGCCGGCTTCAAGTATGATCCGTTATAGGTCGGACATCCCGAGTACATCACCGTTGTGCCATCGGAGCCTGATATCACATTGAATTTCGCCATACTACACTGATACTATTGCGTTATTGGTCAGCGTCATGAATGTGACGGGGTCATTGACCTTGAACTTGACCTTGAAGGTGCATCTTGCTACACCGCCTTGCTCCCAGAACTCCCCGGCTTCATACCCTGCATATCGCACATTTTGCCTGCCTATGGCAGTATATGAGTCATATATCTTGAAACTCCCGGTCTTAATGGCATTGAAAAGGCTTGACTGGGCTTCGCGGATGTACTGTGCCGCACTCTTGGAAGCATCCGTTTGCGCTTTAATGAAGAAATCCACTTCGGTAGTGAAAGACTCATAAGCCATAGCCGCAGTATACTCATCATCCCCGTTCTCGTCCAGCCATTCGTTTTTGTAAGGTTCTTTCGGAGTCGGAAGGGCGTCATAGGGATTGGTTTTTGCAATCAATCCCCATGCGGCTCTCGTATCGGTTGCCGTTGTATTGTTTCCGTACTGGATGTAAAACGGCTTGTAGTTTACTATGTCAGGATTTGCTATCGCCATACCGCAAATATAAAACTTTAATTAAACTCTCTGCAATTCTTATTGTATCCGCACAAAGGAAGATGCTCCGTCACCTATTACGCTATCCAATCTCCCGAGAATCTCTGCCGTATTGGCGGCTGTGTTGTAGGTGTTGGCCTGTATCTGGGTAAGATACTCGGTAAGGGTGGGAGCGGACGGCAGGAGCCCGAGAATGGCCTTTACATCAGCGCTAATACCCTGTACTTCTGCCCTGTGTCCGGCAAGGTCGGAACGCATTGCGTTGATGTATGCCGCAAGAAGATTTGCGGTATCCTCGGTGATGCTCGTGATGCCGGAAGAAAGACCCTCCGCACTCTGCGAGAATGATACTCCATATTGCTCCAGTGCATTCATCAATTGATTTGTGAACTCTGCCGCAATAGATGCGTCCTTGGAAACATTGTTGGCTATACTACCAAAGAGCTGGGCTATCTTATTAATGTCGTTCTGCGAACCCATCTCATTGTAAATGGCCTTCAGGTCGTTCTCATACTTCGCAAGAATATTATCAAGTATGAAAGATGAAATCAGTTCTTGGGCGATAGATTTTCCAAGGTCGGAAAACACTTCCTGCATATTCTCTGCAAGCCCGTACCCGGCATCCCCCATTTCTATGTAGGCATCTATCATGGAGTCTGCAATAGAACTTGCCGTAGCACTCCATGTGTCTTTAATTATTTGAGTAATCTGATCCTGCGCGTCAAGGTACGACTGAATTGCCGCCTCATACAATGCAAGTTGCTCCCTCTCGGTGGAGGTAATATTCATATAGTCCGATTTCTCGACATCGGCCATCTTGAGGATATACTGGATTCCTTTCAGTCTTTGCTCCAGGTCATCAAAATCGAGACCAAGCTCACTTATGACATCCGTAAGGTTCTCCCAATCGCCTCCAAAAATAAACCTGCTACGGTTCATCCGGATAGTCATGTCATTAAAGGCGGTAAGCTTATCGCTATATTCTGCGGCTACCTTATATGCGTTTTGGAGTTGACGAAGGGTGTTCTGCCCAAAAACCCCATCCGTATTCTTCGTAAGTGCAAGCTGGGCAAGATAACTCGCAACCTCTCTCTTCAATTCAGCGAAAGCGGATTTGGCTTCAAGGATTTTTGTTTGGGAATCAATTATTGCCGTTGCCAATTGTGCTACACTTGCGGTTGCGGCTCCAATATAATCCTGATTCTTGATCTTCTCAAACACATCCAGTATGTTGGACATACTGGTAGATATTGCGTCCGCAAGAATTGATAGTCCGCCATTTCCGGATACCTTTGCAAAATTCTGCAACGAAGAAAGCACTTGCGTTATTGAACTTGCAGTATTCTTTATATCGGAGAATGCCTTATCCACCATCTTCTCATTAGTCTTACGGAGAAGTTTAGTTATAAAGTCATCAACTCCAACAAGAAATGCCTGCATACCACCCTCAATCCCGTCAAATTGCTTTCTAATTTCATCGGGAATATCGGCCGCAGTAAAGGAAAGAAGACTTTCACGCAACTTACGAAGTTCACGAGTGGTCAGGTCTCCAAATCTTTCAATATCGAAGGATTCTATCTTGTCCCAGGATTTTACCCAGCTCTCCCCAAGCCCATTTATGGCATCCTTCGCCTCCGCAAGTGCGTTCATCTTTCCCTCGGAAACAAGTTTGTTTATCTGGTCTAAAAAGGCGCTATATTCATCTCCGAACTTGATGCCGGAAGTCTTGGCATTCTCTTTCGCAAGAAGTTTATCCCTCGCTTCTCTCTCCTTATTCAATACATCCGATAATTTCTTTTCGTAGTTCTTCACTACCTTGGATATGTCAAAGGTGACTCCGAAACCAAACATCTCTCCAGTCTCATTCCAGTTCTTCATGTAATCCGCAAAATCCTTTGCGGCATCCGTCATTTTCTTGTAGTTTTCAATTACGAGGTCGATCCCGTTTCCGGCAAGGTCATCACGAATACCCTGTGCGGATTTCTTTGCGGCCTCCCCGAATTTTTCAAGAGCAGAAGCCATACCGAGAAGTTCTTCACGATATGTCCCGGCTTCAATTACTGATGAGTTATCGGGGAAGAATGTTTTGAGTGTAGATTTGATTTCATCCATACCCATGCCAACCTCTTTCAATTTTTCATACCATTTCAAAAGGTCTTTCATGGTATTGATTCTTGTCTCCAACTGTGTCTGCTCCGCAGTCTTTCCACCCGTAGAGGCTGTTTTAGTTTTTGTGTCTACGGAGACCCCAAGTGCGCGGCCAATATCCTCAATGACCTTTTTGCGGTTATTGAGATTGTCAAGCTGTATCTTCGCACGATTGAGAGCATCCTCGTCCACTACACCCATTGCCCTCTTGTCGGCCAAAAACTTATTATAAGTCTTTTCGGCATCCGCCACTTCTGCCACTACGGATTTATATTCCTTACGGATATTCTCCAGGTACTCGGCTTCGGTATCTCCCTCTTTGGCCCTCAAGTCGTTTACTCCGTTACCCGTAATGAAAGGGTTCGTTATTCTCTGAAGCCACCCCTGTGCCTTCGGCATAAGTCGGGCAATAGCTTTCTCCTGCTCTTTTATCAGGTTATCCCACGAGCCGGGATTTCCCATCTTTGCCGCCTCTTCGTTCAGCTCTTCATACTTCTTCTTTATGGCATTGAGTTTCGCAAGTTCGTTGTCAAGAAGTGCCTGCTTTTCCTCGTCCGCCTTCATACTCTGCTTCTTTATTTCAGCTTCCTTCCTTGCGAAATCCTCCTCTATCTTGTAAATGGCCTGATATTGTGCTTCGGAAGAATATGCGGTCTTATTGCCCCATCGGTTGTCAATTTTCTTTTGGAGCTTGTCATATTCTTTCCCTATCTTTTGAATCACCTTTATATAATCGTTTCCTATGTCAAGCAGATATTGAGTATTTCCCTGTAAGACAGAAGAAAGGCTTTTACCAAAGAATTGTTCAAAATACGCAGCCACCCCAAGGGGGTCATCAGTGTGAAGAACATGCTGCTTAAATGATTCCGTGAACCTTTCGGCTTGGTCCTTTCCGAGATATGGCGATATATATTTTACGATTCCATCATATAGTGTGCTGATTTGTGAGCCGTATTTCTCTTCTATCTTCTGCATTCCCTCTGTCTCCGCATATGCTTTTGCTTTAGCATATATGGCATTAGTAACGCTCTGCTCCGCCAACGCTATTTCCTCCAGCGCATTTTTCTCGGTCAGTAGATTAGGCAGGTATTCTCCGTACTTGTTATTCAGTTCGGAAATGGCACGGCGATACTCGCCAGACCCGACAGTAGCTTCACGCAGGCGCTCGGTAAGAGCCTTGAAATCGTCCGCAAGTCTTGCCGAACTTGAGAACTTATCATTAACCATCTTATCTATCTCTCTCCGGAATTCATTGGCATTCTGGATAGCCTTCACTATCCAAGTGACAACAAAAGCAAAACCTGCCGCAAGACCGGCAATGGCGGATTTAAGCCCTGAAGAACCGAGAACCCTCATCGCCACGGCTAACAGATGAGTCTGTCCGGTAAGGTTCTTCATGGTTCTTGCGAGGGACGCAATCTTCGTTATCGTACTGACTGCAACCACCGCTTTCTCTCCGACAGCGGCAAGCGCAAGGGCTACTTTATATGTTCCATATGTAACCACAAGTTCAGCAAGCCAGCGCCCAGTCCTCTGGTAGTTCTCCGCAAGGCTTCTCACCCAGTCTACCGCCCCCTTCAGCATGCCCATGTTCTTACTGCCCATCTTATCGAACATGATGTCATAGGCATCCTTTAAGTTGGAAATCTTACCTCGCAGAGTCTCGGCCTGAATCTCCTGCATCTGGTAGAACTTACCCCCTTCGGATGTCATATTCTTGAAGACCTTGGACACCATTTCAAAGGGAACCATTCGATTCGATATTTTGTCAAAGACATCGCCAACGGTGATGCCTTCTTCACCAAGTTCCACAAATTGCTTACGGAGTTCCGTCAAGATAGGAATTCCTGCTTCAGTCATTTGTCTAACTTCTTGTGTAGTATTCAGTTAAGTTCGCTAATCTTAACCCGTCCTTTAATAGGACCGCTGCATATTGCTATGCAGACTCGACTATATCTTCAACCTTTCGGTTGCCCCCCATTTCCATCCGCTTGGATGTACTCTACTTGCTTCTTCGGTGTTGCCACCTATGCTTTCGATAGTCTGTGAACCTTATGCCGCAAAGCATCTTGGCTGCTGATTGTCCCTATGGGAGTCCCAGCAATTAAAGGGGTTTGTATTTTTCACACCTTCCGATGCGGAGAGGCCATAGATGTTAAAACCTCTCAAAAATGCCGCTGACCTTATCTGGCCGTATGCCAGCACAAGGCGGTCCATACCGACACCAAGACCGGCGGACACATCCGCAAGCATCTTTGTAGTATCATAGAGCTCCGCCATAGGGATTGAGTATGCAGAAAGCTGCTTTGCATATGTCACCAATTCCTTGAATGAGAACGGAGACATGACGGAAAGGCTCTTAATCTGCGAGAATATCGCATCCGCTCCCTCTATATCCTGAAGGATGGCACGGAGCGTGGTTCTCTGCAACTCAAATTCGGATGTGACCTGCGTGATTGCCTTAACCAGTTTCGCACCTCCGATTATGGATACATACTGCGCGGCAAGGCTGGTGAGTTCAGATAGTGATGCCTTGCTTCCGGCAAAAGAATCGGACATACTGAAAGATCTCATCTTCCTCCGCTCGGTATTGTATGCCCTTGCAGCAGTGGTCCCGGCCTGTATGGACTTCGTGTTGTCCTTTATATCCTGAGTCTGCTGCCTGATTGCTTTCGAAAGGTCCCTCTCGTCTGCGGCGGCTCCTTTTGCCGACTGGGCAAACTGCCTGCGGAGATTCAGCAAGGTAGAAAGCTGCGTATTCAACGCTTGGGCATCCTGCAAGGCTTTTGAGACTTGCGCATTGAATTTCTTATCGTCAATAAGCAATTCAAAGTTCAGTTGTTCTATTGTGGAATTAGCCATATTTAGTCTTTGTTTTCTTTTGAGTCAATATCGGCCTTCTCATTGAAGACCTCGTCAATGGTAAACCCTTCTTTCTCCCTCCTCTTTTTCTTCTTCTCGTATGCTTCCCGCATCATCTTTTCAGCGTCGGCTATGTCCTTTTGACCGGGAGAAGACCGCTTGTCACGATAGAGCGTGTGAGGCAGGTCGGCACTCATAATCTCTATCTGCGGCATAGTCAGGAGACACTGATAAGGAAAGTTCCTTATTCCCCAGCGATGCCCTCCGTAGCAAGGGAATTTTTCGACAAAAGCTGATTCGTTACCGAAATCAGTTCGGCTCGGTACTGCTCTGCTTCCTTGCTTGTCATCTTCATCCAGTCCGTCCTCATATCCACCGAGAATGCCATATTCGTCCAATGTGCCGTAAGCGGAAGTTTTTTTTTACCTTCCTGAATAATAGGCATCATCTGCTCTTCGGTGTATTGCCTCAAAAACGCCCAAATTCGCCACTTAAAAGGATAGATGATGGCCAACTTCCACCAAGAGTTTAAGGTAAAAATTACGGCCTCTTTTATGGCAAAATACGGCTCCTCGCATAGGCTTTTCAAAGTACTCGCAGAATCGTCGGGCATTTGAGCCAAATCCCGCTCAATCCAAAGCTTCGTGATTCTGCGAATGGTGTACGGGTGCATACCCGTCAGTTTGACTTTTCTCCGTGTCCCCGGTATCTGCACTTGCGTAGGTATGTCCCATTCTATCTCGTCATACCTGAATCGTGCCTCTCTTGAAACTTGCTCCATAATGCTGATTTAATAAATAAGGGGCGGGCGATACTTCTACCTCCCGCCCCGAACTTGCGTTTTTCCTAACTGTTGTTAGCCGTTGTACTTCTCAAGAACAGCCCAGTCGCCCTGAGTACCTGCCGCTTCCGGATTGGTGAGGATGGTTCCCTTGAGCTTGAGGTAAGCAGGAGAACCGCTCTCGAATACGGGAGAAACATGGAGCTTCACGCGGGCAAATGCAAGACCGCGGTCAACATTGGAATTCTCGATGAGCATGGTTGCCTCGATTTCCTTTGACTCCATACCAAAGGCCTTACCTAAATAGGTCGTTCCGTCCTGTCCTGCGACACCGGAAGCACCAGCGATGATTGCGCCGGCATCGTAGAATACCGTGCAGTATTCGGCTGCGATGACGGGGATGTTACCCTCGAATGTCCACTCACCACGCTCGGTGATCTGGGTATCGATGGTTGCACCTTTCTTCTGGTCTATCTGCACCTTCTCCTCGGTATCGTCTGCCTTGGACATTGTGAAGGAGTCCTTGATGGTGAAAAGTTCGTCGGAGCCCTCGAAATTGAGGCTTGCCCACTTGATACCACCGACATTTGCTCCGGTGGATTCCTTTACTTCGTTGAAAGGAAGGATGGACATGCGGCTCTGACCCTTGAAAAGTTTGGTAAGCAGAGACTCGGCAAGAGTCTTGCTGCTACCAACAAAAAAGTGTGTAGTTGCTGCCATAGTAATTTATCGTACTTTTATGATTATTTTGAATTGTATGACTCGTGCGTGGAAATCGAAATCATCCGGGACATCGCCAAGAATCTGTGGATTCTGGTCAACGATGTACTTGCCGTAACTCTTCGGAAGGCGGGTTATCAGCTTTTGATACATCTGCCCAAGTTTGACTGAATTCTTTATCCCCTGCACATCCTTTGCGAATAAGGACACTTCCAAATGGCATTCACCATAGGAAGCAACATCCTCTATACCACTGGCGAGAGCCACGACTATAAAATCGTCGGCCTTCGTAGCAACCTTCGGACGATTGTTATACACCGTAGAAGATGCCACAGTGTTCTTAACGAGAGTCTTGAAGGTAGTCTCCAGGTCAGTTGGGTCAAAATTATTCATCAGATAGTATCAAAGTATTTACTGAAATCCACTGCCGTTAGGTCGCCGATTCCGCGTCTCATTACGAAAGCCTCGTAACGGAGAAGGAAGTAAGTTGCAGGCTGAAGTCCGGCAAGAACAAAACCGCTCCAGCCGTTCTTCGTGCCTTTGCTTGCAATGAAGCTCAACTGGGCATCGGCATTTCCCCTTGCGGGGCCGTTGCCGAAAATCTTCCTGTTGACCTCTTTCCCGTTATGGACCAAAACCCATCCGTATGAATCACCCACATTCTGTAAGTGAGCCTGATGCCCTCCGTCATGAGCAGATAAGCAGAAGTTGACTCCGGCCTCAAGAAGGTCGGTAAGACCTTTCTCGAGGTTGTCGTTAATCTCGGTTTTCGCCTTCTTAAAGGCGTCCCGGATTTTCTTTCTGTTCTGCGTCATGCTCATGGTTAGTTCATTATCTCATCAAACCAGATTGCAGTGCCTCCGTTGAATGTGGCCTTACGGACAAGCTTAGCCTTATAAGTGCGGTCATAATCCGTGATTTCAAGAACATCATCCCAAAGCAGTTCAGTCGAAAATGCCGGACAATGAAGTACATTGGTATGCACCGCCACATCAGTATTGTCGCTGAAATTCCTCGATGTAGTCCTGTATCCGCAAGGGATTGAGGTCACATTTCCTTCCACTATGGGAGTCCCATTGGAGTCCCGGAGAATCCACCCATTGCTCATGGCAAGCTTGGCAAGCGTGACCGTCTCATAGGTGACGTTTCCGTCAGCATCAAAGACAATCTCACCGCTCACCCTGCGTACCCGCTTGACGCTCAAAGTGTGGGGATATCTGGGATTGGACTCGCTCATTTATAGAGGGGTTTGGACGTAAGCACGGAAACGATGGACGGAACTTCCACATTCCACTTGCCATAAAGTGCCTTCGCAAGAGCAAGGTATGCTGACCTGTTCTTCGTCGACACATTCTTACAAGCATTCGTGCGGCTCCATCCTCCGTCTGATTCGCTTCCTCCCGATGAGGTGGTAGAAGAATTGGCAAGGAACATATAGACATCAGCAAGAGCGAGGTCGCGCTGGATGTCCGCAATAAAAGACATCTGCGTTCCTTCTCCAATTCCCCTATCATAGAGGATGCTGGCTATTGTAGTCGAGGAAAGTTCGTAATCAACTTTACCCTGCAAGTACTGTTCGATTGTCATTCTTCTACTCCTTATCGGTTAAACGCACATAGAAAATTAGCTGTTACAAGGGTAGAGATACCACATGTACTGAGGCTTATCGGGAACGACGAGTGAAGTCATTTCAGAGTTGTAGCTCTGGCACTTCTTCTCATAGTCCTTGCCGATAGTGATGGCGAGCTTGCGGCCATAGTAGAACGCATAGTCTCCACCGTCAAGGAGGATAGGCTCAACGGTGAGGATTTCACCGATGTTTCCGTCAGGAACAAGCACGACCACATTGTTCTCGAATGCATCGAAAGTGCTGTACTCGAGCTTCTTCGTGCTGTTGTTCCACTTCTCGGTACGAACCTTGGAATCCCATACCTTGAAAGGAGCTCCAACGATTTCGCCCAGGATGGTAACCTTACGGTCGCGGCCCACGCTTGCAATTGCAGCGAGAGTCTGGGTCTGGTCTCCGAGAGGATAGAGATTGGCTGCGATAGCCTTCTTCACTGCGGTGTGTCCAAGAATGACGCTCATGAAAGCGTAGCTCACTTCGAAATGGCAAGCGCCAGCACCCTTCTCACGGGCATTGTCAACCATCTTGCGGAGGTCAGCAACGGGATCGGAATCGGAACCCTCAGCAGCGTGAGTCGTGTCAGCCCACCACTTGTAGTTTCCGGTGAGAGTGGTCAGGTTGGCGGCAGGAACGTGGTTTGCGAAAGTCACGTTCTTGATACCGTTGGGGTTGTTGGTGTCGGTAAGAGTGAACTTTCCGGCAGAAACTACCTGATGCCTCTGGTACTTGATGCTGTTGGTGTGGCGGCCTACGAGCTTGAGGAAAATCTCGGCAAGGTCGATGCCGGCCTTGTTGATGATTTCGCTGCGGTCGTAGCTCATACGATCCTGCATAATCATCAGTTTGCGGAGCTTGTCCTCGTTGTAGTATTCAACAGATTTCATACGAGGAATCTTGCCGGTAGCGAGGGTGTCACCTTCGGTAGCGACAGGGATGGCAGGAGAGTCAAGGTCGACATAAGATGCCATAACTTCTATGCGCACCTCACGCTGAATCTGCTCGTATGTGAAATCGGGGAGGAGGTCTTCATTCCATGCGAAACCGTCTATTTCCAGACCGTTGTACTTGGCAAGAACCTCATTGACGAAATCCTGAAGCTTTGCTCCGTCAAGAGCGAGGGCGAGGGGGTCGTTGTAAAATTTAAAAGGGAATCTACTCATAATTCTTGTCTTTTAAGGGTTAGTAGCCTATCTGGATTACGGCAGGAACAGCAGACTTCATCTGGCTCTTGAAAGGAGCAGAAGCGGTGCGGTTGATGAGGATACCCTCTCCGTGGAAATCAACGACAGCGCAAGAAGCCTTCTTGGAGTCATAAGACTCACCGGGAAGAAGATTCTCGATGCAGACATCGTTGTAGAGATAAGCGTTAGGCTGGTTAGCCAGGGAAGCGCCCGAAGAAGCAACAGCAGTAGCGGCGGAAGCGGCAAGGAAAGAACCTGCGGTTGCTCCGTCAAGCTTGCCGTCAGTCATAGTGATGACATACTGACCATCGGTGGCTCCGGCTGCAACGGATGAAGCCTTTCCGGCAGCTCCGGTAGCAGCGAAAGTAGTACCTACGATTCCGAGGAAATCGTTTGCGGCAGGAAGGATAGCATAGTCGTTAGCCTTCACGGTGATTGCATGGGTAGAAGAATCAACTGAAACCACCTCCCAAGCAAGGAAAGGAGTGACAGTCTTGTTTGCCTCATCGAAATAGACGGGAGCTCCGGCAGGGATAAGGATGCCTTCTTTGCAGAAAGCAGTTGCAAGAGTGCCACCAACAGGACGGGGAGAAACAATCCCCAGCCAAACGGGAACGCCACCGTTATATCCGGTGCGTTTCTTCTGTGTAAATGCGTTGAAAGAACTCATTTGTTTTTGTTTTTGTTGGTAATGAAAAATATTTGGTTACTCGTCTTTGGGCAGATCTCCACGCTTCTGCAAGGCGCTCACGACGCCCCCGAATTTGCCCTGTTTATAGGGCTCGGGATTGTTCGAGCCTCCTACCGGAGGGATTTGTCCGTCACCATAGAAAGTCTTGTATTGCGCCTGATAGTCGGCCTTGTATCTGGCTGTAAGAGACTCAACGGTGTCGGCATCCTCTATTTGTGCATTCGCAAGCACGAGATTGAGAATGGGCTCGACTCCGCAGTTATCCCCTTTCAGGGCCTCGCGGACTTTTGCAATGGTTTCGGCATTTCGCGTCCTTCTATCCGCCTCCTCATTCCTGGTCTTGAGAGCGGTAATTTCCTCTGACATCTGCTTCAGAAGTTTAAGGGTCTCGTTCTCTTCCGGGGTGGGAGCCGGTGCAGGGCTGCCGGGATCCTGCTCCGGATGTGCTTTCTTGTAGTCTTCGAAATCCTTTGCTGCTTTTGCAGCCTTGCCCCTTTCGGAGTCCATTTCGGACTGATAGACTTTCAATAGCCCGGCTACCGATGCTTCCTTGACGGCCGCATCTATTCCGTTTTCATCCGTGATGGTTTTTTCGAGAAACGAGGCAACCCCATCCAAAGCCTTTTCGCTTAACCCCAATTTCGCGTACTCGGTTTTAAGCGCGTTTAAGATTTTTTGCTTCATCTTGTTAAAGAACTGGTTATAAAAAAAAAGTCCGTAAACCGAAAGAACTTAATCTTTCGACCTACGGACACTTGCTCGGCCATACGGCCACTATATGTCTTACTATACCCTAAATCGCGGCTTACCCTATTTTATTTCTATCTCACTTGTCCCTTTACACTTGCTGCATAGCAAGTTATAGCGTATCGGAAGCCCGTTATGATAGATGCGGACAGGATACCTTCTGCCACATTTGGGGCAAAACACAACGGTATATTTAGGCTTCCCATCCATCTCTTTGGGGCAAAGTTGAGTATTTAATTTCAATAACATACAATAATTATTGCAGTTTATTGCAGTCAAATACCCAAATTTGCACGACATGAAGAGTGTTAAGGAAAACAAAAACATAGATATAGACCCCGTTTTCGCCAAGTACGGAATGACGGTCTATACCTACGAGCATATTCAGGAACTCCGCAAGGAGAATCTGGAGAAGAAGCGTAGCGGGAAGAAAATTTGGAATCTCATTCCGCAGTCGGGGTTTCAGGAAAAAGTCCTCACCACAAATGCGGATATCAAGATTATTGGCGGTAGGCGCGGAGCCGGAAAGACTTTTATCGGACTCTTTGAATTTCTGCCATATATCTTCAATCCCGATGTGTCCGGATACGGCTTCCGTAAATTCGAGGATGATATTGCACGAGGTATCTGGAAATCCAGTAAGCAGGTACTGAAAGGTTTCGGAAGTTCAGCAGATTCACTATTCGAGTGGAAAATGCTTGCGGGCAAAGGTGCTACATTCAAGTGTGAGCATCTTCAAGATCCAAAAAAGATTTCCGACCGCTTCCGTGGAGTGGAAATGGCATATATCCTCATCGAAGAACTTGCCGAGCATACAAGGGAATCCATGTCTATGCTATTTGACCTGCTTGCATCAAACCGCTCCACCGCCGGTGTAATTCCCAAGTGCGTATGTACCTGCAACCCTGTCGGGAAATCGAATAAACTACGCTATTTTCTCGATTGGTACATAGACCCCGATACAGATACCATCATACCCGAAAGAGACGGAAAATTACGCTATTTCTACCGCTATGGCGAAGAAGTAACGGAGATAGCCTGGGGCAATACCTGGGAAGAGGCCTACATGCATCCTCTTGCAAAGGGGAAGATAGACCGCCTCTGTATGGATACCGGACAGACCCCGAGGGAGTTCATAACATCACTCGTGTTCATAGAAGGCGGATTTCAGGATAATGCCATTCTTCAAGCTTCGGACCCGAAATATATGAACCGCATATCCGCAAGGGGTGGAGAATCAACCACAAACGACATCGTGGGTGTGTGGCGGGATATTGACTCCGGCCAGTCACTTCTTTCAATGGCTGATGTGGAGGCATTCTATGCGAATTCAGAAAGAAGAGACGGAATAATGAGGGCAAGTGCGGACGTTGCCCTTGCTGGGGACTTCTTCGTAATCTACGCTTTTGACGGACACCACATATGCGATATGGAAGCTTGGAGGGGAGTTCTTTCCGATGATGTAATTCCATTCATAGAACACTTCCTGAAGAAGAACGGAGTCCGCAAGGATAATTTTACCTATGACTCCAACGGACTCGGCATGTGGCTGAAATCGGATTCCCGATTTTCAAAGTGTGTTCCGTTCAATAATAAATCGGCTCCATCGGATACGAGACAATGGAATAACCTGAAATCGGAATCGGCAGAGAAGTTCGTTCACGGGATGAAGCGTCTCGAGTTCTCCATCAGCCCCGAAATACTCTCCCGAAGATTCACCGATGCAAAAGGGCACAGCTTCACTTTCGGAGAAAGGTTTATGGCCGAAAGAATGGTGCTGAAGAGAAAGGACAATATTGCCCGGTTCGAAATCATAGACAAGCAGCAGATGAAGCTTGAAATAGGGCACTCCCCCGACTTCGTGGAAGGGATGTTCATGGTTATGCCCCTCTTCGAGACGAGAAAGAGGCCTGTCCGCCACGGATTCACAATCTGGTAAACACTTTATTGCAATAAAATGAGTACAAAAACAATTTCAACGATGCCCCCGCAGGAGATTCTTAAAAAAGACTCTTTCCGTAGGGCAAAACCCCTCCCCTATGACAATAATGCAAAGGGAGGAAGCTCGGACTACGACTCTAATGCGGCGTATGCTCCGATGGTCTATTCTTATCCAACACAGGATGACTTCTTGCGCGAGTATGACCCGCACTCGCATGCAATCAACTCGCTGAAGTATTACCCAAATCTGCTCTATATGGACAAGGAGCAGTCCGGGAAGTATCAGGCAAAAGTAAGGAGCCGTGTCTCGGTGGCATGGCAGAAGAGAATTCACACCAAACGCCTTATCGCACTGACAGGGTATGATCCCGACATCACTACGGCAAGGTCAAAATCGGATTCCGCTTCACAAGACAATCTTGCGCTGTTCAAAGAAGGATGGAGCATCAAGAATATGGACACCGCCATTCATGCCGCCATTTCTTCTGACCTGAAAGTAGGAGATACAGCAATTTGCGGATACAAGTCGAAAGGTAAATTCGGTCACCGCATTTTCGCATACGACAAGGGAGATACCCTTTATCCCCATTTTGACCCGATATCTGGGGAACTCGTTCTGTTCGGAAGGAAGTTCTCCGCAGACATAATGGGAGAGAATGGGGCAACGCAAAGGATAGACTACCTTGACGTATGGGATGAAAACGGATATATGCAGTACCGGCAGAGTATGGCGGAAGAAAGAAAGGAAGGCTCGGGCGAGTGGATAGTATCCGTTCCCTACATTCCACACGGATTTCCGTTCTGTCCCGTAGCATATCATCGTTATGGAGAACCTTGCTGGGCAGGGTCGCAGTCGCTCATAGAACAGGACGAACTCGCCCTCTCGCAGCTTGCGGAAAATAATGCCCAGTATGCCCTGCGAATCCTCTACACGCTTGGAGCGGAATTCGAGATGGAAGGAAGTACGGACGGAACTCCGAGGCTTATCTCCGGAACCGACGCACAGTCAAAAGTGGGATTCCTCGAACCGGCAGACTCGTCTTCTTCATTCAAGCTTCAACTGGATACTCTGGAAAAGGAAATCATGCGCTGTTCCTTTGCAGTGGAAAGCCCGGAGATAAAATCAGGCTCCGACATTTCTTCACTCACGGTCAAGGCGCTCATGGCGGACTCATACCTGAAAGCCGTGGAAGATGCCAAGGAATACCACCCTTTCCTTTCCCGTGTAGTGGACATCTTCATTGAAGGATACGGAACGGAATGCGAGAAGAGAGCGGAATTCATGGATCTGCATATTCAAATCGGTCTCCAGCCGTGGGTATTCCTCTCCGAAACGGAAGTGGTCAACACAGTGGTACAACTTGTGTCCGTTGGCGTACTTTCAAAGCAGAGTGCAACGGAGTACATCTACGAGACCCTTGGACTCGGCACTGTGGATGAAGCGAAAAGATTGTTGCAGGAAGCCCACGATGAACTCGTGGCAGAGCAGACCCCCGCAGTTCAGCCGCCCAATGTGATAGCACAGGCAAGAAACAATGGATAGGGAAGATGTATTAGACCTCATGGCTTCGGTAGGCCGCAGGGTAAAAAAACGCACGAAAGACACAATCCGTGACGTCATTCGCCTTGCGGAAGCCTACCGACACCTTGGGGGCAAATTCTCATTTGATGCCGATGCGGATTTGGAGAAACAGGCGAAAGAACTTCTTGTCAAGCTCTCCGACCTACTTCTTGAAGATGCCAGAGACTGGGCGGAGAAAACCGCAGAAGATGACGATGACGGAATAGCCATAGCCTGGGGACTTCGGGACCGGGATGGACTTACGGAACTGGAGCGAATAGACCGGCATAACTCATTCCTGTACTACTCTGTGCAGGCATGGATTGCGCTTGGTTTCGCAAACGGACTCTCCGAAGCTTCCATTCTCGGCAATATATTGGCCTTTCCCGACCCCCGGAAGAGTTCCCTATCCAAAAAATCCGTCATTGATTACTCATACCTCTCCGACCCGGAATGGGGAAGCGGATTTATAAGGGACTCCATAAAGGGAAACACCGTCATTATTCAGGACATCATAAACTCCACCTACCAGCGCGGAGTGCTGGAGCGGTATGGAAGGAATCCCAAAATAATCGGATACAAAGTCCATCGGGGAAGCACATACCAGTGCGGATTATGCGATGAGATGTGCGTGGGTATTCATCCCCTTGACGAGATAGTGCTTCCGGCACATCCCCGTTGCTGCTGCTGGACAACACCGGTGTATGAAAAAGATATCTAAAAATTGCCAATAACACCAATTAATTTGCGTTTTACGCAATAAAAAAGGGCGAGACCATCACGGCGTCGCCCTTTTGCATGAACAATGAAACCATAAACACGAAAAAAAAAGTTACTCCTCAAGGTACTCCCTGAAAAGCCTGTCATGAGTCAAAACCTTATCTTCCAATCCGGCAAGTATGAGTTCATCGGCATAAGGCAGGGTCTTGACCCAATCAATGAACTGATGCCACTCCAACTTGCGGTGATTATATCTCTGGTAAACAATCCTTCTCAGTGTCTGGTACGAGAAGAAATCTATCTTGCGAATCTCCCTCCCGAAAGAAACTCCGTTCAGCGCCTCACGCAGAGCCTTCCCGTGAAGTTTCTTCCCCTCGGTGTTCATGGTGCTTCCCGAAAAGAGCCTTTCATGCCCCACCCGGTATGTCTCAAGCTCAACCCACCAGTCTATCGGAGCCGTAATGTCGGCATAGGCTATGACTCCACGCAGGGGCTTCGCATGCTCGTCCCCTCTCTCTTCAAGGCGGCAAAGGTGGGATATATCTTCGGCATCAAAAAGGATGTGCGCTCCGTACATCAGAGACATGCCGTCCGGGGATGTGCAGATTTCGCTTTTTACGGCACTTTTCTCGCTCTTGGAGAACGGAAGCCGGGCAGACTTCAGGACAGCGGCGAAACCGGCTATTTCAAGCGTTTCTATCGTCATATCTTCTCAACTTCAGTTATACTTACGAACTTGCCGAGAGCAATCTCCACCAGCATCCTGTCTCCGTGCGGAGATGTGCTTATCAAATCATAAACGACATACTCGCCACCCTCGAAGCGAACCTTATCGCCAACGGTGATGTTGCCACAATATGCATCCTGCGGTGTCATCCTCTCAACTCCTTTGCCTTATTGAGATACCAGGCCTCTTTATCAATATCCTGCTGAATGGGATTGCCGCTCTTCGTGCCCATTCTCATACGGTACTTAAAGGCGGTGATCTCACACCAGTCCGCCACCTTGTCCTTTCCCCACAAAGACACCATCATGTCAATAACCTCTATCCCGTAGTTGTTATAATGCGCAGGATGGTTCACCTGCTCTATGGCCTGCTCCCCCTCCAAAATCTCCTTCTCGATATCCCGATGCCCCTTCGTTTCGGCCTTCTTCTCCGGCTCGGGACTCGGCTCCACTTTTGCGGCGCACTCTACATCCTTCTTCTTTGCCGTACCCATGCCACGGCAGGGGCAAACCTCTCCAATCTGCTTGTATTCCACAGGGAGCTTGTCCACTATCTCGGTGTGGTAGAACTTCTTCGCAATATCTGCAACGGGAAAAGCCTTTCCGTCTCCGTAAGGTACGGCCTGAAGGTAAGTGTTGACATAGTAATAACCGAAATCACAGCATATGTTCATCCCGACGAGGATTTCATTTCCGGCATCATCATGCAGTCCGGTCTGTGAGCCAATCTTCATTCTCATACCTATACCCTCCTGTCGGCTCCGCTTATTCCGTCTCCGTTTCCGTCAATGGTCCCGGCCTCCTTCCGTGCGGCAAGCTTCTTCAAATTACCCTCGGCAACATCCTCAAGAGTCCAGCCAAGGACATCGGCCATACCGGCAACGAACCAGAGTATATCACCGAGCTCAGCCTTCAGGGAATTGTGCAAATCACCAAGACCCTCCACATCAAAACCTTTGAGCCGATTTCCCTCAATGAAAAGCTGCTCCTTGCGGATACCCTTTGCTACCTTCCCGGCAAATTCGCCCACTTCACCGACAAGACCCTGGCTCATGTAGGAGAAATTATGGCACGAAGCCATACAGGTACTCATTGCCCCTTTCTGGTACTCATCAAGCCTCATTCCGACACCTCCACCTTTAACTGTTCCTCGGTCTCGGCAATCTCCCGCTCCTCCTTCAACACCTCGGCATCCTTCTCGGCATCCACATCGTCCGTGATTCCATACAAATCCTTGTGGCGGTTCATGCACGCCTCCACGGCAGCAATGAGGTCGGTATAGAACTCGTTGTCCGGAATACACGACAGCACATTGTGCATCACGGCAATGTAATTCTGCATGACCCTCTCGGCTCCGTCCGCCTTCTTCAGGACATTCTCGCACATCATGCGGAGAACCGCCCCCTTGGCAATCCCCTCGCTGATGCGGTGCGACACCAGACCACCGATGTCACTTACCTTGATCCGGCCGTTCTCACGACCGACAACGAAATTGCCGAGACGGAACTCGCCCCTCTGCAACTTCACCTTCCCCTTACTCGTGACTTTCATATCTCTTTTCAGTTAACAATCCTCTCACTCTCCGAAGCAGCCCGGCGGAACTCCCTCGCCAGCTCAAGCAACCTGTCTTCCGGCATGTCGGCAAGCAAAGTCAATCCCGCAGATATAACAGCAGCATAGCACTCGTCATTGTAGCTCCCCAGCTCATATATCGCCTCACATATCCTGCCACCATCGGCAACCGCCTCGAAGGACATACTCCCATCAGCTCGCTCCACTATCTTCAGGATGGTTCTCATATCTTCACAAACCAGACGGACACCCCGTCAGCACGGTCAAATGAACTGCATGCCTGAGAAGGACAGTTGGAGTCCGCAAACGCACAACCAAGACAAGCCTCACACGGCATAACCCTCGGCCTCCTCTTCACCTCAAAACACCGCTCGCCAACAGAGAATATCGCACCCACCGGAGTGAACATCACCGGGGCAATACTCGACCTTATGCTCTTGGTCTTCCCTATGTCAACTGTGCGCGGCATTCAGGGACAAAGATAGCAATTTACAACAAACTGCAATGCTAATTGAATAAAATTATCCCCATACCAACAAAAAAAACATACCTGTTTTGACAAACCACACACCCTCAAAACAGGGTCTCTTCTTCCCTTATTTTTCCAATCCCCCCATACCCCCCAGTTTTATCTTACGTAAGAATATCTATTCTTTAGTTATTCTATTCTTACTAAAGGTTTATCTATTCATCCGTAAGTATATTCTATTCTTACTAAAGTATATTCTATATTATCATAGATATTCTTACTTAGTATAATCCTATTATCTCTATTCATCCGTAAGTATATATTCATCCGTAATAAAAAAGAAAATATATATATAAATATATATATTAAAGAAAAAGACTCCGAACTATTCGTTCGGAGTTGTCACCCGTTATTCTGGTCAACCATCCGGGCTCCATCTAACCTGCCTTACTTGAAGCTTTACTTTAGATGTCTCAGGCAGGTGTAGATGGGTATTGAAAAAATAAAAATAAAAAAAAATGAGAGGGAAGCACTCCCGCGTCATCTTGCATCCGCTTTCCCCCCTCCCCCTATATATATCTATCTATCAATATGTTACATATACATATAGCACCGGTCATTTAGATATGTTAGATTATTAGTATAATGTAACACACAAGGAAAAACCGGATTGCAGGATAAGATAACAAGCGTTATTTTATACCGTCAAAATCCGATGTACAATATTTATTCAAAGAAGGTGTTCCGCCATTATCCGTAATTTTTTTACGGATATATCGAAATTATCCCTATATTTGCCTCGAGAACTAAAAATGACTG